GAAGCACATATCATCTATGAACCGCTGGACAGTCCAGCCATCATAAGTGTCGACGCTCCACTGGTCCGTGTAATATACAACGCCGAGAGGAAAATCTATGGTGGCGTGATACCGAGCAGCAGACATCAGCCAACCCGACCCGCTTAAGCCAACGCCGCCACGGCCGCTTTTGCTTTCTTTACTGCATCAGCGCCTTCGACAACCTGCGCTTTAAGCGACTCACACTCAGCAGCCAACTTCGCGTTTTCCGCCCTTACCAGCTCAATCTGCCGGTGGTGCTGACGACAGCTCTTTTCCATCTCCGAAATCTTCCGCCTCAGAGAATCGTCCTGAGCCTTCACTTCGCCGTTGATGCGGTCTACCCGCAGCTGGGCATCGAGCGTCGCTTGGTCGGCCTTCTGCTTCGCCTCAGCGCGCATCTTGGCAGCATCCGACTTGGCCTGCTCAGTATCCGCCTTCGCTTGGGCAAGTTCCACGTGAAACTTCTCCAACGAAGCCGCGGTCTCAGCCTTCGCCTGCTCTACAGAACCAACGTCCTCAAGAAAACTGGCAACCTGCGTTAACGATTGCAGACTGCGGACAAATTTTCGGGCCTCTTCGGCAGCTTTAATTAGATCGTTAGACATCTTACTTCCTCGCCAAAAGAGTCACGGTCAACGCCGTCGTGCCATCACCCGCCGTCACATCAGGCCGAATGAACGCAGCTAGCTCCGAAATTGCCTCAATCTTACCCGCAGTCACCGTCAATGCGTTGCCCTGTGGGTCAGTCAACGTGAAATAATTCGATCCATCTAACGAGCCTTCAATGTTGATGCTGCCACCAGCACCAAACGTGCCGTTAATCTGAATGGAACGATCCGAATACGCGGCCAGAGAAACAGGCGAACCACTGTCGCCATTCGCAAGAGCCGACCACGTCACCGTGACCGCTCTGTCAAACGACTGTTCTACTGCCGCCAAAGTTGATGCGATTACCGCCATGTTTACCTCTGGCTAAATGATAAAGGCGGGGCCCCGTATTGAAGCCCCGCCCAGGTTTTAGAGCACGCTATCAGATTCAATCTCAGGCTCAACAGCCGGGGCCTCGATAACCGAGGCTGACTCAACAGTCTGAACCGAATCCTTCGGTGGACGACCCCGGCGCTGGGGCTTGCTGGGGGCATCTACAGCCTCCATCCAAGAACCCAACTGACCCGAGTCCTGAATCTCGAATTGATCTCCAGGCTCACGCCATACGTCGAAATAACCCACCGACCTAGCTACTACCCTCATTAACGATTACCCCAAGAATCCTCTGTGCAAATGAACCCTGCGGTCACCTTGCCCGTGGTCGGCGAACTGCCGGTCACAGTATAGTTGAAACGCAAGTAACGCTCAGTGGTGTCGTGAGGCACCCAACGAACCCGAATCTTTTTGCCCGCCACAAGGTCAGCAAGCGCAATCGTCTCCGTGTAGAGCACAGTGGCACTACTGAACGAGTCGTTGTCGTCCATCTCGAAGTCAATTTGCAGATTCGTGAGGTTGTCGAAATCCTCAGTGACCTGAACCAACAGCGGAACGTAGCTGTTGCCCATGTCGTCCACAATTGCCGCACTGGCATGGACCCAAGTGCCCGGTGCCAATCGGTCGTACAAGTTGGTCGAAGCAGCGGTTGCCGTAATCGCCTGCTGGTCCGAAAACAACTCTTCTGCGCTAAGAATAGCCATGTTGTGTTTCCTTTAATGAAGTTGACGTTCTTCCGGTATTTCAGATCGCATACTGCTTACGTCAATACCGGTCAGCGACAGGCTCTATTACGTGACCTGAGCTTCGGTGTTGATGATCTGATCGACCTGACGAATCGGCATACCCCGGTACGTCATAATCTCACGCCCTTCCAGCTCACGCGGCATCAGTCGCACGAAATTATCGCTCGCGCCTGCATTCGAGCCCAAGGCATCAAGCGCCTCAAACACGTCTTTGTTGCAGTAAACCACCGTGCGGCCACGACCGAAGTTCCCGTCCATGCCGCCATTCACCGTGCCGTTGTCCAACGTCCGAATGCCATGAACACCATAGTACGCTTTGCGCATCAGGCCATACAGGTCAACAGAACCCGCCTGCATGTCGCTTACGTCGATATTCGCAACACGAACAATCTTCCGCCAGTCACGGACAGAAACGCCACTGTGCATACGGAACGTCTCTTCAAACGCATAGTACGCATCGCCAGAACCGTCCAGCACACGCTGCTTTCCGTGGTCTTCACGAATCAAGCCGCCACTGGTCCCGTCAGGGTAAATCAGATGGCAAGCATCCAAGCCCCACGTTACGAACCAGATTGAGGTGTTGTCAGCACCCGTACCGCCACCGTCAACAATCTGACTGCCGTTCTCAGCAGACAAACTGCTAAAACGTGGCGCCAATCCCGTAATTTTCTCAGGATTAGAGTCTTGACTCTCATAAATCACCGCACGCTGATGCTCTTGTGACATCGCCTCAAGATACGCCTGCGCTTCTTGCAACCGAAATGCGTTCAGGTTCGGCTCGATTTCAGCCAAACGCGCATCCACCGTCGAGCGACCTTCCACAAATCCAGTGGAATCTTCGACTTCAGTACGCTGCGCTTTGCTGTTCGGGATACCCGTGTAGAGCTTCCCCCAGGTAACGCTCGGCAGACCCGAAAGCACCGTGTGCTTGTGAGTCTTGCCTTGGTTGCATTGACGAACAACAGCGTCATCCATCATCGCGTTGGTTTGCGCCAACATATTGATGATGTCAGCCATCTCCCCGGTCTTGGTTTGGCTCTTGTAAATGTCTGCCAAGCCAAGGAACGTGTTTCCAATGGTAGCCATTAGTTAGTTTCCTTAGGTGCGTTGCCGTACCAACGGTCAACGATATTTTCACTCGACACCGGGGAGGCTGTTTTTGCCTCATCCGGGGCCATCTGTTTGCCGACGCGATACATGAACCGCACAATTTCAGGATGATTCCCGTAACCGTGCAGCTGCAGCGCTTCCACTAGCTCTTTCGTACCAAACTCAACTAACGCTTTGTTCGCGATAGCCACTTTTTGTTCCATATCAACACCGCCAATCTCATCGTCCTTCTTGACCGAATCGACCCAGGTGTCCTGAACCTGCTTCCACGCCTCAACCTGTTTTTCTGCGGCAATATCAGCGCCCTTGACATAGCGATCTACAAGCATCTGCGCCTGTTCCTGAGATAAACCTAGCTCCTGGGCTTCCGCCTTGAACTCGGACATCATCTCAGAGTCGATCTCCATGCCCGCAGGCAACGTGAAATCCTCATACTTAACCGGTTCTACTGCTGCATCGTCGTCGCCCGCACCCTCGTCGCCTTCAACATCACCATCTGATGCGGCGTCCTCGGAATCTGTGGCTTGCACTTCAACAGCATCCTGTTCTTCCGTGGTCTGGTCGGCTGCTTCGACCACGTCGGAACCTGATTCTGAGACGGATTCGGTGATATCTGCACCGTCTAAAACCATATCTTCAGCCATGTCGTCCTCTCATTTTCAGTGTCCCCGGGCCTTTATTTCCCCGGGCCTTTCTCCATCAGCTCTAGTTTTTCACTCATCATGCGGATCATCATCGCTGGTGCCGCTAACATGATTTCGTTGTAAACCCACAACCCCGTATCCCGCTTCCCCAGGTTGTAAAACGTTGTGCTGTTCCCCGTAAACATATCCGCCGCTAACAAACCCGTTTGATCCAACAAACGAGATATAAACCTTCGCCCAGCCGGTGTTTCTAACACCGAGCGGAAATCCTCTAGCTCAATCTGACGACGCTTTTTCTGCTTCGTCGTCGCCCGCGCCACCTGCCGTTCGTCGTCATAATCTGTCGTCGTCACAGCATCACCCCACCATTTCGGGGCCGGTGTGCCGCGGCTGTCGGCAGTATCACTGCCCAACCCCAAGCACGTCGTTTAGAACGTTACCGCCCGTCGTCGGCGTCTCGCCTAACGTTTTCGCCGCGTCCACCGCCTGCTGCGCCATCCCCGTCATCGCCTGCATCTGCTGCATCTGCTGACGCGCTTCTCGTTGCGCCGATACTTCTTCGTCATCAACAACAACGCGAGGGGGAACACCCAGCTTTTCGGCCATCTCATCGGCCGCTTCGTCCGCGTCAATCTTGTCCAGCACTTCCGGCTTAATCGCCGCCATATTCCCGACAAATCCAATCCAACGCTCCATCGCGCCCGTATCCACTAAGCGCTGCGCGTTCGCAAGAATAGATACAAACTCAACTTCGACGTTTTCTTCCTGCAACTCCTCAGGCGGTGGCGGCAATAACATCGGACCCATACCCGACCATCCCGCTTCCGATAGGTTCATCAGCATGTCGAACGTGTTTTCAATGAGCGGTTCTAACAATTCGTCGTGCAGGTGCTCTAACACCGGGCCTAGCTGTAACAATTTCTCCTCTTGACGTGCCGCAATCTCGGTCGCCGTCCTCACATCATCCTGGCGCGCAATCATTAGGAACAAATCAGCGTACATCGCGCGGTTTATCCGCATCTCCGTGCGCTCTATGTCCACCGCCAGCAAATCAGGGCGCGCTTGCACCTGATATAACGATGAAAATACGTTGTTCGGGTCTTCCGTGAAGTTCACCGCACCCGGTAACAACGATACCGCAACGTTTTCTAGCGATTTCGGGGCCTTCATCGGCGGATTGTTCTGCTTTGCTACCGCTTTGGCCTTCTCTTTCTCTTGGATCTGCAACGCTTTTGCGTCGCCAAGCGCATCCATTGCTGGTGAGTAGCCGTAAACATCCCCGGAACGCGCCGACCAGCGAGGCGCAAATACCGGAAAACTCCGATAGCCCCTAACCCGGAGCATCTTGTCCTGCGCTTCGTCGTTATGCGCGCCTACCTCGTAGTAAATCGAACGCCATTTCGCCCATTCCGGCAGCTTGATGCCTTCCAGCTTGCACGTCGTCACCGGCTCGATCACATGATGAACACGAAAAACCGACGTGTACGCGCCACGGTCGTACAAATCACGCACACGACGCGATACGTTATCTAGCCCAAACTCGCTAACCAACTGCCAGACCGTTGCATCGTACTCACGGGCGAACGTGTCTACCCGGTCGTCACCGTTCGTGTCTAACATGAACTCGCCAGCCGTGTACGTCGTAAACCGCGTCACGTCGTCGAAGTTCTCTTCCTGCAACATCGCGGCCGTGCCAACCGTGCATAGCTCGTCGTACACGTCAGGCAATGCGCGATAGAGGTTAGATGCGGCGAACACGCGATATTGCATGTCTTCGACCGAGTCTAACCATTCGCGAACCGGGCCGAATTGCTCCAGTTCCTTGTTCGATAGACTCAGCTTGAACCACGGGCGAGCCGGTGAGCTAACGCCCGTCATGAGGCCAGACACGAGAACACGCTTGGCGAATAGCGGCGTGTTGTTCGGCAGGATGTTTCGCTTGCTGCCTTTGTTCCGGTCAGTTTCTGTGTACTTGCCGCGCCTAGGGCTGAAGTTTTGCGTTAACTCCCGCCAATGGGACAACCATGACGACCGCTCTGAGCGCATGTCGGTGATGCGCCTCTCGATGTGGATGTGCGGCCGTCTGGTGTCGTAATCAGGCATTGTATATCGGGCTCCCGCTAAGCAAACCGGCGCGGCCGGTGCTTACCGGAGTTAGAATGCCTTGCGGGCCGGTGAGGAGCGTTGATCGGGCTCCCTTTAATGACGCTATGCGTTGGCGTTCTTGCCGCCTCGCTTGCTTCTCGTTCGGCGTCGCCCGCTTAGGCGCAGTTTGCGATACCTCCAGAGGCGCTTCGGACATTGGCGGCAACGGTGGCGGCTTTGGCGGTTTCAATGGTCCAACACACATCAATCTATCTCCAGTTATGCAGCGAACGGATCCCAATCATGGGTGACACGTCCGCGAAAGTTCCTGATCCCCATGACGCCCGCCGGCATGACCTGCTCGGCAAACGTTAGTGCAAGCGCATCGCCGAGGTCGGGCGATTTTAGACCGCGTTTCTTTATGTCGTCTTTCGATTCGAGCCGAAACTTGCCCGTTTTGAGGTCGTAGGTCGGCACGCATAGGTCGGTCTTTAGCGCGCCGTGGTCGGGTAATGCGCCACCACTACGCAGCCACTCGGCCAGCTCGCCCCACATCTCCGAACGCTTGTTGTAGTAGTGCGGGTTTGACGCCTTGCCGCCGAACGCTACCTCGATGACGTTGTGGCCGAGCAT